TAATTTGTCGTGCCGTTATTCCCCATAGCGAGTGGTACACGCCCAGCGCCCCACGCTACCCAAGTACCACCATTTGCCGTTCCAGGATTAGCGCTGTCAACAGAGGTGTAGATAGCTCCCACCGGGTGAGCAAGTAGGAATACGGCAGCTTGAATTTTAGAGATAATATATTGTACTCGACGACCAGTGATAGCTCGCAAATCAGTTGCCGTACCGGCGTCAATTTCGGCTGTTGAAATCTCCGTAAGAGTAGCTGTTGCCACTTCGGTATCAAGGGTGTTTATCGCATCTGCAATCTCATTTGCCCATTCTGCTGTAGGTTTTAGGAGGACAATTTGGTCAATTTCATTACCAATATCAGAGTAACCAGGGGCGAAAGTTTCAATCGTAATAATCGAGCCGTCGAGGTGATAGCGGAAAACGGTCTTATTTGTGCCATCCACATTCTCCGATAAAGCAATACCGTTGTGTGGCCAGTTTAGGACCGTATCGACGATAAGTTGGGTCGAGCCTATACCACGAACAGTAGTGACGATAGCGGTTGCTGCTATGCCGTCACCGTTTGAAGCGTGGATGTAGTCTGTCATTTTACGACCTCTTTAATAGTTTATTGATTGGTTCCAGTAATGTATCAATAATACTCTTTTTTGGCTGCGTTGGGGCTGCTCGAGTATTGGTATTATTGGCTGGGCTATTTGTTGGTTTGGTGGGCGTGTTTGTGTTTGAATCAGATTTTGGGGGACTATTCGTCGCTCCCGTATTGTTATTCGTCAGCTCACAGGTGTTAATATCGCTAATCGATTTTTGCGAATGAGTGGTATCGGTGAAGAATTCGACAATACAGTCCATGTGCTTATTCAGCTCGTTAAACTGCTCGGTACGGGTGTCTGCATTTGATGCTAGTCGAGAGGTAAGTCCCTGTAATTGAATAAGAATTTTTTGGTCATTTTTCAATGTTTCGTTTTGCCGTTCCCCATTGACAGCCAGTAGGCCAAACATACCCAAAAACCCAAGTACGATAATAATAAGGCTGATGTTCGAGGCATTTGCTCGAATTCCGAGTGATAGATTCCTAAAGAATTTTCTCATAAATTTAACCCTCCAATCGGTGCATGAACTAACGTGGCAACGATAATAAGCCCAACAAGCACAATAAGCGCTAGTATGTAAAGTAATGATGGGCTGACGCCGAATTTTCGAGCAACCTTTTTATTCTTATCATCAGCTTTTTGCTTTTCGAGCTTAGTAACACGACCATTCGTATATTTGGCTTGGGTGAGTGCCTGGTTGGCAACGGACTTAATTTCAATAAGAGTGGTATCTTGGGCGTCCATGCGCTTAGATAGCTCCTCCGCATTGTGATTCATCAGGTCTAATAGTGGTTGTAAAAAATCTTTGTTTGCCATAAGCGTCTCCATTATGATAACCCAATAATACGAAAAAGTTGAGTGCTCGCATTTGGCGCTGGTAGGGTCTTAAATGTTTGTGTTCCAGTTGAGCTTGTATCACCGTTATTATTGTATGCAACTGCCATATATTCGTATGTCGTGCCGGGGGTTAAACCGCTAATAGAAAAATAATTATATCCAGCGACATCATTTTGTGCTGCCTGGGCAATCCATGTGCTATCGCCCTGTTTGCGGTATTGAGTGTACATTGCGGCTGAGGTACCGTGTCCGAAGTTTGAAATTTCGATACCTAAGCGTGCGCCAGTCGGCAAGATAGTATCAGCGGTAAGGCTGCTAATACCCGGTGCGAGTGGTGAGCGAGCTGGGTCAACGTGAACAACGGCATCACCATTGCCGTAGTAAACGTCCATATGCTCACCGAGCCCATAATCACTATAATTTCCGTTTGCATCACAATATACACGGCTATAGCCGGATGCGATACCAATGGTCCCTGGTGCGGCACTAACTGAGCCACTTGCATTCGGCGCTTGGCCATAGCGTGACCAGTCCCAAGTACCACTGACGGACGGGTGAGTATCTCGCCAACCATTCCACCAGTAAATATCAACATAACCAGCGGCGTCATTTCGAGCTGCTTCGTATGCCTCTACACGGGCATAGGCACTACCACCGCTCCAAGTTGCTAGGAATGTTTCAACAACAGCCATGTTGAACCTATAGTACCGCTACATATTTAGTAAGCGCCGCACTCCAAACAAAGGTGATAAAGTGGGTTTTTCCAGCGACAGTGGCCGTTGGTAAAGTGAGCCCGTAAATGCTATTTACAGTATAGTCAGTGCCCCAGGTGATTGCCCGGCTCGTTCCATTGTCTGTGAGCTCGATTAAGAGGCCCTCACCGTCCAGTGGAGTGCCAGTGTGGTTAGCAACCGTAATTGCGTTCGCAAGCGCTGTAACACGCTGATAATTGGCCGTATCGACATTTGGAGTGAGCGTCGCTGGGCTTGTTTGTAATGCAATTCGAGGCTTATAGCGTAAATTTGCGGCTGTTCGGCCACTGCCAAGTAAGTCTGTCGCCGATGCGTCACTTAATGTGCCGTCGTCATTATGAGCCACTAAAAACAGGTCAGAAATGTTATTTGCCCACTCAGCGGTTGGTTTGATGACAATAATGTCGTTTACGGCTGAACCGGCATCGGTATAACCAACTGCGAATGCGTCGATAACTAGGTCTGTGCCGTTGACGTGCCCACGAAAAACAACCCCATTTGCGATGAGGCCGGTAACGAGGTCAGGGGTACCCATTTCGCCAATAAAGCTTGTTGGTACACCAGTGACGGTATTGACGTTAATTGTGGTAGCACCGCTACTGCGAGCTGATGTGACGGTAGGCGAAGAAGCCCTGTTAGAGCCATTATTTCCTCGAATTAGAGCAGCTGAATTTGTCATAATTTCATTATACCTTCTATGATTAGGGGCAGCTAGAGTTTCGTCTAGCTACCCCATATCTAGCTTAGTTTGATACTAAGATGTTGCTGTTTCGAGGCTGGCTAGTGCAAATTTCTTCTGGTCGGCGATGAACACATCACCACGAGAACGAAGTTGCAATACTGGACCAGAGAAGCCCTTACTCTTAGGGATGATATCGAGACCATCGCCCTGTGGGTCTTGCTTTGGTGGCACTGCGAAGATTGCACGCTTGTCGGCAACGATGTACTTGACTGTCCCTGCTGGGAAGTAAGCGTCATTCGTTTCGATAACCATGACACCATCGATTGGACCAAGAACACCGTTTTGACCAGCGGTGTAACCGAGGTTAGAACCGTCAAATGTCGTAACAAGTGCCTTAAATTTGTCTGCAACTGAGTAAGGTACCCAACCAAGCATTCGAGCTGGTAAACCACCGTTTTGCTTCACAGCAGAGTTGGTGTTAAAGATTTTCTCTTTCAAGGTAGCGTCAGTGTGGTCCCAGCTAATTTTGTTGGCGCTTTGGACACCAGCATAAATAGCGTTCAATGCGTAAGCATCGAAGTCAGGGATGAATTGGTCCTCAGCAATTGTAGTTGCTGCCTTCTCAACAAGACTTGCGATTGGCGTGTCTTTGATGAGCGTACGAGGAATACCAACCTCAATACCTTTATTGTATGCAATTGTCATGACTTGTTCAGCCAGGGTTGCAACGTTAAATGCGGCGAAGGTGCTAGTCGCCTCTGTAAATGCACCAATTGTTCCGTATGAACCGCTAAGCAAGCGAGCAGAGTTTACGTCTGTCCAGTCAGCGCCGTTGCTGTTCAAAAATTTTGCAACCTGAGACGCAACCGCAAGTGGTTTGTCAAGGAGGTTGAGAGTTTTAGTTCCGTATGCCATTAGTGTGAATCTCCAAAAAAGTTAAGTTGTAGGATTTTTCTAAATCTATAATCTACAACCTAATTGTATATCAGGGTATAATGAAAATAATGAAAAACCATAAGGCATTTAACTTAACGTGAACATCCCCCGACACCCATTCCCCGAACTAAGGGATTACCAAAAGGAGCTGAAAAAGGCTTATTTCGACCCGGAAATCACCGAGCTTGACGTAGTTATTGCCCGTCGTGGTGCCAAAACTACCACCCTATATAGTGAGTGTATCGTCCCAGATTTAGTCCAAACGGTGCAAACAATTGTGCTAGTTTACCCAACTAAAAAGATTGGATTCACAAACTTTTGGAATAACATCGAGGACGATGGTTTTAAGACGCTCGACCATATGCCACGAGAATTAATTGCCCCATACGGCAACTCGAATACTGACGAAAGTATGATGATGACCCTTACTAATGGGTCCATTTTAATGCTTTTGGGTGCCAAAGATTATGATGCGCTTCGTGGTGCGAACGGCAAAAAGTACATTTTCGATGAGTTTGCCGACCAATATATCGAAGCCGTTGACGTTGTAGCACCTATTGTGAAGCGAAATAAAGGCAAGGTTGTCTATGCCGGGACACCTAAATTCGATGGTCGAAACGGTGAGACGATGCGTAAACTATGGGAAGCGGCCGCTAAAAACCCTCGCAAATGGCGCTGTTATATTGATGGCACCCACTTCATGACCCCCGAAGAAATGGCCGAATTGCGTGAAGATTATATGCTCCGCAATAACGGTAACGACTTTAAGTATAAGCAAGAAATCATGCTTGACTGGGGCCAAACAAGTGAAAGTAGCTACTATGGCTCAATCATCGCCTGGATGCGTAAGGGCAAAGGAAAACACATTGGGATTCACCCATATAACGTAGCGCACCCTGTTTATACTGCATGGGACCTCGGTACGGATGATGCCACAGCCATTATTTTCTGGCAGTATATTGATAAAAAAGTCTATATTATCGACTATTACGAGACGAATAATATCGGTTATGCCCCAATTATTGCCTTCTTAAAAACGAAGCCATACGTCTATAAATGGCACTTTATCCCTCACGACGGCAGTGTTCGTGAACAAAGCGACGCCTCTACACGCCTTATCAAGCTTCAAACGCTTGGACTTGGTAACGCATCCCTCGTGAAGCGTGAATCAGTAGGCACCGGCATTAACCGGGTCATCGATAACCTTATTTTAGCATATGTGAATGAGCCAACTACCCAAGAATTACTCCGTAAATTGGCACTATACCAGCGCAAAAAAAATGGCCTCACGGGTGAATATGAGGGCCCAGTTCACGATACGAACTCGCACGCAAGCGACGCAATTCGATATCTTTATGCTGCAATCGAGCAAATGTTTGACGAAAAAACTGGCCGCTTCTTCTATGATGATTATAGTGAAACGACCAGTTATGAGACAGATTTTAGTGAAGAACCGGAAGCTAGTTACCCGTAGTTGATGGCTTTTTGCCCTTGTTTGCTTGCTTATCACGAAGTGTTGCGATTTCGGCAAAGTAGTCAATCTCATCCTTACTGACACGCTGTTTTTTCTTAACAAGCTGTTTTGCGGCTTCTTCGGCAGCGAGGTAACTAAGGATTTGACCATCGTTCAGGACATCAACTGGTGCCTGGACAGATTCAGCAATTTTCCCAATCTTAACAGGGTCATCACGAATACGCTCAAGCATAATTACCCATTCAGGTGCTAGTTCCCAGTGGTAATTCTGACCCTTTGAAGCGTTTTGTGAACGTGAACTTTTTTCAAGATACGCTAAAATCTTAGTATCTGCATATGGTTGCGTAACGTCAATTTGGATGCGACGGTTTTCACCGATAACACCATCCTCGCCTTTAACACGTCCATTGCCTTCTGTATTTACGAAATCGATTGTTTTACCCATTATCTATACTCCTTATTTCATCTTATCTTTTACAATTTTGCCCCAATTTGGCGAGCCATCACTTTTGGTCATGGCGTCGTCCTGGCCACTTGGTGCGCCTAGTAAGTCAAGACGCTCATTGTTGACTTGTTCTTTCGGCTTTGCAACAACTGGCGCTACTGGTGCCGTTACGACCGATGCTGCTGGCTGATTATCGATATACGGCTTCATAGCAAAGTCATAAAATTCCTCTAATCCCATTGGTGCGTTCATGATTGTCTCGCCCTGGACCGTCAGTGTTTTGCGGTAATTTGCTGCAATTTTTTGCTGCATATCAGGGTTTTTAAGGAAGTAATCCTTATACTTCGTGAACACTTTAACAGCGTCATTTTCCATATTGTGCTTGAGTTCGGCCTTATCAAGAATGAAATCTTTGGCCTGTTGAATCTCACGATTAAGGCGAGATTGTTCACTCATAATGACACGTTCGGCTTCCTCGGTGGTCGCATTCGGGTCAATATACTGCTTGTAGTCAGCTGCATTGGCAATAACATGGCCAGATTCGTCCTTTAGTGTCGTATCAAATCCATTTGGATAAAGGTCTTTTGCGACGTCTAGGCTGATGTCCTCAAAGCGTTTAGCATCAAATTTGACCTGTTGGTCACGCTCATCAAGCACCTTTTTAATGTCATCCACAGAGAGATTCGACGGTGTTTCGTCCTCGGCAGCGGCAGCTGCGGCATCTTCCTCTGCCTTTTTATCAATGGCTTCCTGGTTGTGACGGGCGGTAGTTTCCTCTGGCGTCTCGTCTTTGGCTAGTTCAGCCTCTTTTTCCTCGGCAGCGACACGGGCTTCCTCGGCTTTTTCTTCATCAGTTTTATCGTCTACTGGGGCTGGTTTGTCGTCAGCAGCAGGAGTATCAACGCTATCAGCAGCAGCGCTAGGAGCATCCGCAACCACTCCCTTTTTATCGTCGTCAACAGTAGTATCAGCGCCACCATCATTATTGCTAGGAGCGTTGTCATCTGGTGTATTCCCCATTTTATCGTTTACTAATGCGTCCCAGTCAATGTCTGCCATTACTTAGCTCCAGTCTTTAATTTTTCGTTAATAGTGTCAATAATCGGCTGTAAAATAACACGAACTTTTTGGTTAGCCACTGCCTCAATTTTCACGTCCTCAGCTGATTGTGCGACATTAAGACCCAGGTTTTGTAGAATACCTGTCATGTCTTTTTTGATTTCAAGTAAGTCGGTGCGTCCGGTAATATCTAGCTCAGTAATTTCCTCAGCAACTTGTGTTGGGTTATCACTCGTTCCAAAATATGGTAGTTCGTCTGTCGCACTCATTAAGTTAAATAATATAGCGGTTAAGTTAAATAGTCAACAACTATTGTCCCGGAGGGAATACGCCTGTCATATTTGGCATCTGTGGCATTTGAGCCGTAGGTACTTGTGGCATTTCTGGTCCCTGTGGTGGCTGGTTATTCACCGGCAAAGGCTCAGATGAGGTCTCATCTGGTAGGACGTTCTTGCGATATTCTTGCATGATTTCGTTCTTAAATTGTTGGTCAGCAGGGTTATTAGGGTCAGAGTTCTGGGTAACGTTTGCGAGAGCAGCGGTAAGGTTAGCTTCTTTGGCGGCATCGGCTTCTTTTTTACCCACAGAGATATCGATTTCAATGCGAAGTTTTTTAACACGTTCGTATAATTTCGAGTAGCTCATGTTGTGGACCGTATTGTCATCACCCACTGCGCCTGGCTCAAGCTCGTTCAGACGGGCTTTAGTCTCGTCATCGACGATAATATCCTCTGTACCAACTGATTCGCTCAGAAGCGTGTCAATGCCCACTAACGCATATTGTCGCAATAGGTTTTCGAGCAAATTAGTCATTTGATTGGTGTTGTCGTCAAGAGTTTGGATTTGGGCCTGAGCACCAACACCTGTTTTTGCCTGTCCAATTGCCCCCAAAGCAGCTGCACTACCAGCAATAATGTCGATAATTTGCTGAATAACCTGTTGGCTAATTGTCGAGTATTGCTGTGATGTTGATGTATCGAGCAAAATAGGTTTGACGGTTGCCTGGTAATCCGTACTTTTAATTAAAGCGTTGCGCTTGAGCGAAACAGCAGTGGCAAATTGGCCGAGCTGCAAAAGCGCCGGAGATGAGTTATAAAGCCAAGTGTAGCCCACGTTTTGGCGTAGTGCGTTCAAAAAGTTCTGGTTTGGAGATGCCAGGCGAACACGGCTTAATCCGAATGGGTTAAGTGGTGCTGGGTCGATAACGAGCATCAAAAGGCGAGGATAAGAGAATTTCGACTTGTTTGGCAAAACCTGGAATGGTTCCTCTTGCTGAGGGTTGAATAATACGGTATTTCCACCCTTTGCGTAGTCTCGGTAGCTAATAACTTGATATGCGTCAGTTGGCGCATTTGACTGTTTTTGATTACTTTCGACGTTCTGCATAGCGTAGTTTTCACCATCTGGTTGAAGTTCCAAGAGGGCCTTAATAACCGAGGCTTTATACGTCGTTGGTTCTTTAGGGTTTGCCTCCAAATCAGCAAGAATCCTCTCGAATGTTGAGCGTGGGATATTGGTACGAATAAAGTCGTGTCCACCCTGATTTCCGTCTTGAAGTCCACGCTCGATGCCAAAATCGTTGTAGTTGATAAGGCGCAAAATAGTACCAAATTCATCATATAGTTTGCTTTTAGCAACAAATAGAGTGGCAAAACCGTGAGTAATTGCCTGGATAGCGGCGAGCTGCAAAGTCGCAAGAATACCCTTACCGAAAGTGTCATCATTGAAAACGACGTCTCGAAGCAAGAAATTAATCATGTAGGCTTCCATGTTTTGCTTTGAGCCATTTACCTCAACAGAAAAAGTAGGTAGCTGTTTTAGTGATTTTTTAGGCAATGAGCGAACAGACGATGCGGTTGTCGTATCGGCCATATTCGGGTTTTTAGGGTCGTCAGCAGTTGCAATTGCATCGACTAATCGGTCCAAAGTTGGGAAATCTTCGGTGAAAACTTTAACGTAAGCTGCTTCGGCTTCCCACCTTGATTTTAGATTCGTGATATCGTATTTTTTTTCAGCCATAATTATTATCCTTATTCTAGCGGATGTCGCCACGAATTCCAATGTTTACGCCCTCGTATGATACAGACCTTAACTTAAATGCCGAATAGTCGAGCTGTGTGGAGATTGACCACTGCAACTCAATTACCTGAGCATTATCAAGTGGTAAGTCATCACGTTGGGTGAGTTTTGTCGAGACGTCTTTCGAGCTAATTGGGGCCGTATCATCCCATGATTGATAGCCAGTATTCACGGTATCGAACTGATAAAATGAATCATCCCATCCACCAGTTGTTGATGCTGAATACTCGCCATATGGCATAATTTGGTCCTTAAAGCCCGGTTTGTTGAATCGGTCACGCCATGTAACGCCCTCTGTGATGTTTCCGATGGCGTCGATGACATAGAATGTAGCTTGCTTCACTACTTTCAAAAAGTTATGAGCAGGGGTTAAACCGAGGAATGTTCCGGCAGCAGATGTCGCAAATGGACGTGCGATACCACTTCCATCCTCATCCTGGGCGACGTAGTTATCCTCAAGTCGGAAAACGTTATTATCCTTCGTAAAGTAGACGAATGCCTCTTGGTCGCTCGTTGAAATAACGCCAATGTAATCAGCTTGGATGTCCCAAATATACCAAATTGGAGCATTCGCATTCGACATATCGTAAACGAGAATCTGGTTATTGAATTCGTAGCCACGACTTGGGACGGTAAAGTAAACCTTATTATCCCAGGCACAGGCGACAATTTTATCAAATTGGTCGGCCCTAATAGAACCAAATGTGTTCTGAATCATCTGGTCAATCTTTGTCGTATTGAGCACGTTCAAGGCGTTTTGGTTCGTTTTAATCGTCATAATACCGTTGTATGAGACGAAGAACAAAATACCGTTGTAGTTGACTAGCCCATAAGGACTTGCCACGCTTGGCGCACCGTAGTTCTGCTCGGTTTCGGTCCAGTAGCTTTGTGAGCTTGTTCCAACCGTGACAGTTTGCTGGGTGAGCGTTGATTGTTTTGAAACACCCTGTGTATTGCCAAATAGGACCGTAATTGCCGGTAATCCCTGTCCAGTACGGAAGCCTGTCACCATTAATGGGTAGTAGTTCGTACCCTTGTGAAGTTCGGAAATATACCCACCGGTTGCCGTTGAGAATTGAAGCGCATATTTATCAATTCCACCGATATAAACACGGTATGGATTATCTGGGTCGCCCCAGAAAATCGCCAATCCCTGTTCCTCGATACCGTACTTAACTTTTGCACCCTTAGTGGTGTTGTCGGTTGGTGCAAGAATGTTCTGTGGTGAAGTACCCCCATCATCAACATAAGTAGTTGTCGCAATGTCCAAATCGCTTGCAAGCAACAGCATATCAGCGGCCGTAGGCGTTCCAGTTTGGCTAGATAGACAAATATATAAGTTCCAGCTTTGAGCGTCCGTAGGGGCTGTATTGTTGCGTGTGACCGTATTGAATTTCACAGTCGGAGACCAACCGGTTCGTGGGTCGCCAGTTTTTGTCAAAATCGGTCCGATATTCGTTTCACCAGCATTGCCGTTAAATGAAATTGCATAATAAACGCTTGCGGTTACGCCGCTCATTCCGGTACCGGCTGCGGTTGGTGCGTTTGCTGGGTCAGTAACGGCATTATATTGGACCATAAGCATAGTGGTCAAATCGACGTATCGCATCTCATTGATACCGTTCACGACGGCTAATTGGTCGTTTGTGCGAACGAATGAGTTAATGACGTCATTATCAGTTGAGATATGATTTGTGCCATCAACACCACCGGCAAGGTGAGTTGCTGCTAATGCGGTGACAAGGCCAGCGCCAGTATTACCAGATGCCAAAGCAACTGTTACGAGTGGTGTGACAGAGGCATTTGCGAGCAAAGCCGCCAAAACGTTGCTAGCGGTAGAGGTAATGACGCTTGATGAATTCGTTGCAAGCTGAACTGAAATCGCTAGCCCGGTGACGGTAACGACTAAAGGCTTGCTCGCACCGGCATTGACGTAAGCAATAGTAACGCCATTTCCGAGAACACCACGAGCTGGATTGGTCAAATAACCCCTTTGGACAGCAGTAAATACAAGGTCATTATTCGTTCCGGTAAGTACCGTTGTGTAGGTTGCCGGAGTATCGAGAGAGCCAACTTCGGTCCATGTAGCATCGCCAGACTGAATATATTTAACACGACCATCGTCACAGACGAAGTAATAATTGTCTGTATTGTAGAGAATTGGGAAAACTTCTTTTACGTCGCCGACGAGTGATGGAAGCCATTTTTTGGCACCTGGGCGTGGAATTAAGAAGCCATTGCTATCGACGGCCATATTAAGGGCCTTGTTGAAGGTGTTGGCATTTGCCAAGTATGGCGAACGTTCATCAAGTCCACCCGAAAAACCCACCACATCCGTAGAGGTGATGTTATTTTTCTTGACTGACATCGGTTTATATCCGGCCATTAGTAATTGCCTCCAAGCCCACCATAACCCTCGTATGGAGCCGTTCCTGTCGCAATTGACTGAGCATTTTGGGCAATAGCTTCACTCAATACCTTGAGGTATCGTTGCTCGATGTTTGGTGAAATTCCGCCCTGAACGAGGTCGGGAAGTGAAATATCTTTAGCCATACCGAGTGAAAGTAGTTTATATGGTTGAATGACATTAATGACAGCATCACCAGTGGTTGTGTCATCAGTGATTTCGGGCGCCCATTGCATATAGTCGCCATAAACAACTGCACCAAGTTCCTCATCACGGAATGGGCGAGAAAACACAAACTTGCCGTCAATATAAGTAACTCGGTCCTCTTTATCGCTACCAGCAGGGTTATTGACGTTATTCGGGTCAACGACTAAGAATGTCGAAATAGTTGTGCCATCTTGCTGCAAATACATTGGTCGGTCAAGGCTGACAACTAATTTGCGAAAATCATCAGGAATCGTAAGTGGGGCGGTGTTACTAGCAGTACCAAATTCGTGGTCCTGAATCCTCCACCAATTCCAGTCAGTTTCAAGCTCAAGCTCGCTGATGAAGTCATTTGCCCAGTCTCGGTAAAGCGCCACAAAGGTCGTCAAAGCAGTGCCGGTAGCTGCATTTTTGCTGCCGTTCACAATCCGGTATGCGGATTGGGCTAAGTTTTCCATTGTGTGTGTTGCGCTCATGATTATACCCCTAGTTTACACTAATTTTACGTTGTTGAATCACATATTGTGGCATTGGTTTAACCACCTGTGGGATGCTAGTAGCAATTTTTTGGTGAGCAAATTTTCCAGTACCGCCTCCACCGCTTGTAACGGCCCTTGTCAACGGAATGCTACCGGCGCTAGAACGACTACCTGAGCCACCGCTTCCACCGGCCGAGAGGAAGTCACGGACAACCACACCGTTTGCCTCAAGTTCGGACGCATATTGGCTAAGGTTAGCTTTTTGCTCAGCGTTAAGGCTATTGTACTGCTTCTTTGTCGTCACCTGTCGGTAAAGGTTTAGTACATCATTTGGCACGTTATTATCGACATTTGTTTTAGCAACAGCGGCCTTGACCATAAGTGAATTTCCGCTACCACCCCATACCGAGTACATTGCGGTATCTTCATTATTTAGGGTGCCGTTTTTGTTTTTATTTTCAATTTGAGCTGAGTAATAATCAAGCGCATTTTTAGGCGTTTGAAGGTAAACGGTTTGGTGGCCAGAATCGAGTGCGTCATATTTGGCAATCGCCGTTTTTTGGTCGCCCGTAAGGTCCTGATTGATGTTAGTGTCGTATTTTGCGGCAAGCGTGTAATTACCGACTTTTGCGAGTTGTTTGAACACGTTTGAATCGGTGACATCAGTACCATTGTCTTTGAGGGTTTGGATGGCATCGTTGTAGGCTTTTTTGTCATCAGCCGTAACTAGGTTGGCTTTGGCGGTTGAATTGAGCCCCTGGGCACCGGCAGGAGTAATTCCGGTAGCAGCATCACTTTGTGCAATGCTATCGTTTCCAGCGCCGAGAAGCGCCTCACCAGCCGTTGGTTTAGCGATAGTGTCGCCAAAGCTGTTCTTTTTATCTGGCAAAAGATTCGATACACCAGGAAGGCCAGCAATGACTTTTGCGCCAGCTTCTTGCAAACCAGTAAT